GACTACCAGTTAGATGCTGTCAAGTATGCGATTCGCATCGGCAGAACTCTGCTACTGTCACCAACTGCATCTGGTAAGTCATTGATCATATATCTGCTAATGCGTTACCACCAGAAGTTTGGGCGCAAGCAATTGATTATCGTTCCAACAACTTCCCTAGTTGAACAAATGTATAAGGACTTCCAAGATTATGCCTCGGAAACAGACTGGAAAGCAAGTTATAATTGCGCGAGAATCTATTCAGGGTTCGAGAAGTCGAATGAGTATCCCATTACTATATCAACGTGGCAATCCATCTACAAATTACCTAAAAAGTTTTTTGATGAGTTTGATGTTATATATGGAGACGAAGCGCATCTTTTCAAAGCGAAATCGCTGACGTCAATCTTCAATAAGTGCACCAAGACTAAGTTTCGCATCGGAACTACTGGTACTCTCGACGGGACTAAGACGCATAAGTTAATTCTCGAGGGTCTGTTCGGTAAGGTGCATAAGGTTATCTCGACCAAAGAATTAATGGATCAGGGATCCGTCGCAGATCTAGACATAACTTGCATCGTATTGGATTATGCAGATGAAGAGAAGAAAGCACTAACGAAGTATACCTACCAAGAAGAAATGGACTGGTTGGTAACACACCAAAAACGCAACAACATAATCAAGAATCTAGCAACCACACAAAAAGGCAACACGCTGGTGCTATTTCAGTTTGTTGAGAAACATGGTGCGGTGTTGTATGACTTGATCAATGAGAAGGTCGGAAAGTCTCGTCAGGTTTTCTTTGTTCATGGTGGAACTGACACTCAACAACGCGAGAAGGTTCGAGAGATTACCGAGAAAGAAAAAGATGCAGTGATCATCGCATCATACGGCACGTTTTCGACGGGAATAAATATAAGGAATCTACATAATGTCATATTCGCTTCTCCCTCGAAATCTAGAGTAAGAAATCTCCAGTCGATTGGTAGAGGATTGCGTAAGGGGGATGACAAAACTTCCTGTCGTCTTTTTGATATTGGTGATGACTTGTCTTGGAAAAGCAGAAAGAATTACACCCTACTACACATGATAGAGAGAATTAAGTTATATAATGAAGAAGGTTTTAGATACAAACTCGTGAGGATATCTACTGATGGAAACACCAAAGGTAATTAAATTTAAGAATGGCGATTTAGTAATCGCATCGATAAGAGACAGTGAATCGAACGATTTATTCTGGATGGATAATCCCATTGCGGTGGTTCCCTATCCTATGATTCAAGAAGATGTTGTCGGGGAAACGTTTCTTCTGAAACCATGGATTGGTATTACAACAGAGAAGATTTTCCTCGTACCCAAGTCTGAAGTAATTACTGTCTGTCTTTTGAGAGAGAACCTTCTAGAACAGTATCAAAAATATATCTCCGGAGAAGTAAAACTTCCCGAGGAGACCCAGGAGGGAAACTTAGATCTCGACCTGCTCCACTCCCGACTGCTCAGAAGCAGAAACCTACTCAATTAAGCAGTAGTAAAGCTATTATTCATCATACTCGACATAGTCATTATACCTCGAATCGCGAGTGTTGTCAAGCTATATACTGAAATAATAGTGAAAAAAAATCATTGACTAATAAGAAAAAGTATAGTATAACGGTATGTATAGATGGAGTTATAAATGACTGAAATACCAGAAAAGAATGTAAAAAAACCATTCAAGAAGAACAAGAAAAACAACATACATTATGTAGATAACTCTAAGTTTCTAGAAGAGATTACTAAGTATCGAAATAGTGTGCTTGCTGCAAACGAAGCAGGAACATTGAAACCACGTGTTCCAAATTATATTGGGGAATGCTTTCTAAAGATTGCAACCCACTTGGCATACAAGAGTAACTTCATCAACTACACATATCGAGAAGAAATGGTGTCGGATGGTATTGAAAATTGTATTACTTACATCGATAACTTTAATCCTGAAAAATCGAAGAATCCCTTCGCGTATTTCACACAGATAACATACTATGCTTTCCTCCGTCGTATCGCGAAAGAGAAACGCCAGCAACAAACTAAGTATCGATACATGCGAAACATTGATGTTCATGACTTGATTACACAAGACCACGATACAGGCGACTATGGTAATGAGTTTATTGACTATGTTAAGAAGCAGATGGACATGATTGATGACTTCGACAAACCAGAAGCAGCAAAGGTCAGTAACATACCAAAGCGTCGACCGAAATATTTAGATCAAAAAATCATTGACAATTCTCTTGATATAGAGTAGAATGGATTTATTAAGTTTGTTAAAGGAGTTGTATATGACTGAAGTAAAAACTAACAAGTATGTTGCATGGTTCACTGAAAACTGGTTTACCGCATTTTTCTTTCTTGCGTTTGCATTGATTATCGCGGCAGTATCCACTAACATTAGTAACCATCGGAATGGCGTTCAAGGTGTGTCTAAGCAGAATGCAGGGTGCATCTATCTTGAGTCGAGCGATCTTGGCGATGGTCAACACTACATGATCTGTGATGGACAGATTGTTCTTAAGCGTCTCGCAGAAGAAGGTGAAGCAGAACCAACAACTGAAGAAAAGTTGGAAGAAGTAGTTCCTACTGCACCTGCAAAGTAATTAGAAAGTTCGAGTATGAAGGTTGCGTTGATCACAGACACTCACTTTGGTGCAAGGTCAGATTCTATTCCGTTCGATAACTTCTTCGCGAAGTTTTATACTGAGGTGTTTTTCCCTCACCTCGAACAAGCAGGAATCAAAACCATTATTCATCTTGGTGATGTTTTTGATCGCCGCAAGTTTATCAATTACAACACACTAAAAAAGTGTCGTGAGTATTTCTTCGATAAAGCACGAGATCTCGGTATCGATGTGCACATGATTGCTGGTAACCACGACACATTTTTCAAGAATACTAATGAGGTAAACTCACTAGACCTGCTGCTTCGTGAGTATGGAAATGTTATAACATATTCTGACGCAGAAGAAATTAAACTGGACGGAAAGAATCTACTGCTTGTTCCATGGATTTGTTCTGGTAATTATGCAGAAACCATGGAGGTTGTAGATAAAAGTAATGCACAAGCAGTATTCGGACACTTTGAATTTTCAGGTTTTGAAATGTATCGTGGGCATAAAAATGACCACGGCATGGGCACTGAACGTTTTGATAGATTTCCTCTCGTTTGTAGTGGTCACTTCCACCATCGCAGTCGCACTGGCAATATTCTGTATCTTGGTAATACCTATGAGTTTACTTGGTCTGATTATAATGATCCAAGAGGGTATCACTTATATGACACGGAAACTAACGAGGTAGAATTCTTTGAGAATCCATTTAAAATCTTTCATAAGATTTATTACGATGACACTACTGACGACCCTAGTTTGCTTGATCTTAGCGCACTTGTGGGGAGTTGCGTTCGATTAGTTGTCGTAAAGAAAACAGACTTCTATAAGTTTGATCGTTTCGTTGACAAGTTGTATGATTGCAACCTCATCGAATTAAAAATTATTGAAGACTTCTCAGAGTTTGAGACCGAAGCAATGGAAGACGAGAAACTAGACGTTGAAGATACGATGACTGTTCTTTCTGATTTTGTTGACACCGTCAGTACCGATCTCGATAAAGACAAGATTAAAAACATGTTAAGAACTTTGTATATTGAGGCACAGCACGTTTCTGTATGATTAATTTTAAAACAATTCGTTGGAAGAATCTTCTTTCAACAGGTAATGCTTTCACTGAAATTAAACTCAACCGTTCGCCCAGCACTTTGATTGTTGGTGAGAATGGTGGCGGTAAATCCACGCTGCTCGATGCTCTCTGTTTCGGATTGTTCGGTAAACCATTCCGTAGTATCAATAAACCACAACTGCTAAATTCTATTAACAAGAAAAATCTTCTGGTTGAAATTGAGTTTGACATTGGCGGCAAAGATTATAAGATTGTTCGTGGTATTAAACCGAACATCTTTGAGATTCAATCTGGTGGTGAAGTAATCAATCAGGATGCTGCTGCTCGTGACTACCAGAAGTATCTCGAGGAATCAGTTCTAAAACTTAATTACAAGTCGTTTACTCAGATTGTTATTCTTGGTTCGGCATCGTTTACTCCATTCATGCAGTTGCCACCGTTTACTCGTCGCGAGATTATTGAAGACATTCTTGACATTCAGATCTTCACGACAATGAATACTGTTCTGCGTGACAAGATGAACGAACTTAAAGATAGTCTTCAGGATGCTGACAGCAAGTTAGAAGTTCTGAAACAAAAGGCAACCATTCAGAAAGAATATGTCGATGCGCTCGAAGCAAATAAAGAAAAAAGAGTTGATGAAATTATCTCGAGAATCGAAGAATGTGAATTGTCCATCGCCAGTTTTCAGAATCTTATTGGAGTGCTCGAAGGCAAGAAGTTCACGCACGAAACTGCCAAGGCAGCACTCGGAGATCTCAGTGCAAAACAAAAGAAACTCGAATCTTTTAAAACCAAATTTTCCACCCAACTCCGAGATCTCAAAAAAGAGGTTTCGTTCTACAATGAGACAGACGAATGTCCGACGTGCCAGCAAGGCATTGCTCACGATCATAAAGAAACCATCGTATCATCCAGACAAGAGAAAATCGAAGAACTATCTTCGGGAATGGATA